CGCGCAACCTCATCCAGGGCAACTCGAAGTCCATAACAGCGATGCGCGTTTCAAAGTGCTATCGGCAGGCAGGCGATGGGGCAAGACGCGGCTGGGGGTCAACGAGTGTCTGGATGCCGCAAGCAAAGGTGGGCGCGCGTGGTGGGTAAGTCCGAGTTACAAGACGAGCGAGGTGGGCTGGCGACCATTGCGGCAAATTGCGCGCCGAATACCAAATGCAGAGGTTAGGCTGGTGGATAGGATGGTTACGCTTCCAGGCGGCGGTTTTGTGGCTGTTAGATCGGCTGACAATCCCGACTCATTGCGCGGTGAAGGGCTGGACTTCGTGGTAATGGACGAGTGTGCGTTTATGCAACGAGAGGCGTGGACGGAGGCTATCAGACCGGCGCTATCAGACAGGTTAGGCAAGGCATTATTTATCAGTACACCGAAGGGGCGCAACTGGTTTTGGGAAAACTACCAACGCGGCATCAATGGCGAAGAAGGCTGGCAATCGTGGACGTTCCCGACCGTCAACAATCCTTACATTGCGGCAAGCGAAGTCGAAGCGGCGCGGCGGGATCTGCCTGAGATCATTTACCGTCAAGAATATTTGGCGGAGTTCGTGGATGACCAGGGCGGTGTGTTTCGTAGGGTGCAAGAAGCCGCGATCCTTACTCCGCAAGAACCGCAACCAGGAAGGCAATACGTCGCCGGCGTGGACGTGGCTTCGAGCGTGGATTTTACGGTTGTGAGCGTGCTGGATGCAGAATCGAAAGAGATGGTCTACCTCGACAGGTTCAACCGTGTGGATTATCCGGTGCTGATAGACCGGCTGGAATCGGTCTACCACCGCTATTCTCTTACTTCGATGGTGGTTGAGGCTAACAGCATAGGCAGACCGGTTATTGACGAGTTGGTAAGCAGAGGGTTAGCGATTATTTCATTTACAACAACAAGTGCGACAAAGCAAGCCATTATTCAAGGGTTGCAAGCAGCGTTTGAGAATGCGCAAATAAAGATCGTGAACAATCCAGTTCTGGTGGGAGAGCTGTTGAGCTTCGAGAGCAAGCGGAATCCGTCGGGCGGGTTTTCGTACTCGGCGCCGGCTGGGATGCACGACGACTGTGTTATGAGCCTGGCGTTCGCTTGGAACGCAATTTCGGCTGACCGATGGTTTTTCAGTTCGTATGATTAGTGGAGGGGCGGGTGCCTGAGAATTTACATTTTTATACAGATGGGACGAGCTTGAAGAGTATTGACTTACCTCAATACCCCGACTCCGCCTGGAACTGGATCACCGGCGCGCCTGAGGATACGAAGGACGAAGAACTTTATTCTCGTGTGGCGGCTGTATACAGAGTGGCGAACTTATCGGCTGAAGCGATTGCCAACGTACCGTTTGCGGTGCTGAAGGGTGATCAGGAATTTGACACAAGCGACGACTGGCAGAACAAGGTTGGATTCCTGCCGAATATCCGTGAGCTATTGCGATTATGGCGATTATCATTATTCATGACTAATTCGGCTTATGGATTCATGGAAGGCAACCGTGCGGTAAAGAACTTGCGCTACGTTGTGCCATCCACTATCACGCCACAGATTGACAAGTGGGAAGGCTTGACCGGCTTCAAGCGCCGAATTGGAACAGAGACAAAAGAGTACAGCCTGAAAGACAACCGCATCTTCTGGATGTGGCGCTTAGACCATACCACCGAGCTGTTACCCTCAAAAAACAGCGAATTTAAGGCTCTGATGGCAGCGGCGGGTGTGCTTTACTACGCCGATTACTACGTGCAAAACTTCTTTCAACGTGGCGGAATCAGGCCGGCATTGTTGCAAGTGGCCGGCGTTCCAACACGTGAAGAGCGTGAGAAAATCGAGAACGTGTGGGACAAGATCATTCACGGCTGGTCCAAGTATTTAGGCAAGGTAATATCCGCAAACGAAATGGACGTGAAGGTGATTGGCGATGGCATTGACAATATTGCCAACGGGCAATTGCATTCCGAGAAACTGGCAGACGTGGCGATGGCCGCCGGCATGCCCTTGTCGATCATTCTGGCAAACTCCGCTAACTATGCAACCGCGCAAACCGAATATCTGGTTTGGTTCAGGGATTCCGTTGTGCCCTGGGCAAACTACATGCAAGACGAGCTGAACGACAAGTTGTTCAAGCCGTTGGGCTTGCACTTTGAGTTTAGGCCTGAGATGAGCGACAAGGGGCAAGAAGAAGAACGACAGCGAGCCGGTGCTTACCGCGCTTATGTGGCAAGCGGAATGAAACCGAGCATTGCCGCGCAGGTGGTTGGCATTGACCTCCCCCCTGATATTGAGTACGAAGAACTGGACGACGTGTTCGTGCCTCCACAACCTCAACCGGTGAATGAGACCGAGATTCCGATTGAAGATGAAGAAATGGCAAAGCCGGAGGATGAGAAATCCGTAACCTTGCTGACTATCGAGCAATTGCGTGAATTGGAACACTGGCAAGACTTGGCGTTCCGCAAGCTGAAGCAGGGCAAGTCACTGGCGTTCCCCTGGGTTAGTAAGACCTTGCCGGAAGAAGTGGCGAGTGTAATTCGTGACCGCTTGCCGGCGTGCAAGTCGCAAGCCGATATAGAGCGGGCGTTCCAACTGGATTCACGAGATGAAGACGCCTTGAAGTTGTTAGCTGAAGCGTTGAATCGTGCGGTAGAAAGAATCGAGGTCGAGGCGTGAAAGAACTGATACTCGAAGCCTTGCGCGAGAGCGTGAAACGTTACCCTGACCTGTTCGAATACATCGATGGGGCGGCTGCTTGGGTTATAATTAAGGATGACCTGCTATTGTGGCAGGCGAAGGCGATCACGCAGGCGCGCAACGGGGAGCCGGCGCTGTGCGAGTTCGATAGCGCTTACATACCCGAATCCATCGCTGACATGGTAAAGTCCATGCTGGCTTATGCAGACTGCGAAGATTGCATAAAACAGGGATTCAGCGACGTGGAGGTATTCATGAAAGCGCCCGATTCAAAAGATAAGCACAAGAAGTTACCACCTTATAAGGGAGAGAAACTTCCCCCATTAGTTTATAAAGAATTCACCGAAGCAGAAATCAACCTTGCAATCAAAGTATGGGATAACGCCATGCCGGAGTACAAGGGCTTGTTGGACGCTGAAGTAAAACCGGAGAATGATGCCGGAGAATAAACCACTTTGGTATTGGGATGATTCAGTAAAGCGCTACCGTTCACCGGTTACAGGTCGCTTTATTGGCATTGACGACATGAATGGCTTGCGCGCCGAGTTTATGAACTCGCAGAAAGAGCGCGTAGAAGGCGTGACAAATGTTTATGCCGCCGAAGCGATTGACTTCAAAACGTACCGCAACCAGGTAACTGACATAATCCGGCAGACTTACGTTGACCTTTATTCTATGGGTGCGGGCGGACGCAACAACCTGACCGCGAAAGATTGGGGCAGCATCGGTGGTATGCTGAAAGAGCAGTACGGATATTTGAACAATTTTATGGATCAAATCGAAGCCGGGGAATTGAGCCAGGCACAAATCACAGTCCGCTTGAAGATGTACATCAATTCTGCAAGCGAGGCGTTCTGGAGAGCCTTCGCGCGAGACATTCCGATTGACTTGCCGGCTTATCC